TCACTTTATTTTAAGGACATAGGTAACGAACATTTGCCACTTGGTTAAGGTTTCGTCTTGGGCTTCTTCATCCTCTTCGCTCTTAGGCTCATCGAAAAGCGCTTCAGTATTCCCCAGACCGAAGGCCTCCGGTGAGTCATTGCCAAAACGTAACGCGATAAAGCCGACCACTAGCGCAATGATTGAGAGGAAGTCAAACATCCCGATAATGGGGTTTTATCAATGGAAATAACGAGCTAGGACTCGTTTAGTCAAGTACGCAGAGTGTTGCCGCAATGTGACTCAATCATAAGCTAGTATGAACGAGTTATATCGCGGCAATTTTTTGCCTCATACCTGCCCCATTAAAGTTACAGCGTAACTTCATCGCCATCACCTCTCGGCAATTCCTTCACCATAAATGTTACCACTCCTAACACTCTGACATCATCAAGAGCGTCACCGTCGATAATGCCATCGTTAGTCTTAAACTTCCCATACCCCGCTTCGGCAAACATCAGCTTACCGTTTACGTCTAGTAGCACAGTTCTGCCCTTCGTCACCCTATAGCCCGGCTCGGCCGCCGCCCATCCTTCATCGGTCGTAATAACGATGGAAGATTGATTAATGTGCATGAGTGAATTAGGAGTAAGTCGTGCTTCAACGTAATCTAGTGCGGGGGATGGGAAAGCCATGGCTACCTCTTATTGATCAGCGTATTCACTTTCGTCTGGAATAAGTATAGCTAATTCTTTAAGGGCTGATTGCTTATCTTCATCTGAGAGTGATGGGTCGGATAGCGTAATAAGCGCCTTTCTCTGAATGGACATCAACTGAAGAATTGCCTCTTGATGCAACGCTGCAGCAACACCTGATGTATCAGGACTTAAAACCCCTTCAACTACGCTGCCATCCTCTAGCTCTCTATTGCCTGTAACGTAAACACTATCTTTGAAGTGAGTCTGAATACTTTGCACAATAAATCCAATACCCGATGGGGTATTATCTATCCTATCCCATGAAACTCCTCTGATGGTGGCCATTTATGATAATGGGTCTGAAATTCTATTTATGTTAGTTTTTATTCGTACATCAGAGTTAGTTATCCATCCAGAAGGTGCAACACCATTACCACCAGAGTTGAATGTAAAATCTCTAATTGCAGAATAAGCGGAGACTCGGAGGGTGGCATAGGTATCCACGGCATCAACCTGATTCATAAACAAAGATACAAACATATCTGTGCCGGAAGAATTCGGATACCCCTTTAGGATAGATTTAAACTCCCTTGACCAATGCGAAGACCCTGATGTTGATGAATTATTAGTAGCAATAACTCCATTGAAGGTATTTGAAGCATTTAGTGCAGCGTAATCTGATGCATTTGCTTTTGAATTTAAGCTGTTAACGAGAGATATCCAAGAAGGTCCTGAATACTGACTTCCATCTGGCATATTAACTGTCACGCTACCATTTACAGTTAAAATCTGCTGCCAGTTTGCTTTGTCGTAGTTCAATCCACGGATTGCCTGCGCTGTTCTAGCGCCTAACTCAGCTGTAATAGCAGTGTATGCACCGCGGTCTATTAATGAGAATGACTGCCCTGATACGTTACTCCCCTGATAATTAGCGGTGAGAGTGATCGATGTATCGCTGTTAATTGCACCGACAACAAAGGTGTAAGGTACATTGCCGATATAGGTTACAAGCGCCCCGCCCACCTGTGCTTCAGTGGTGAATTTAGTTCCTGAGCCAGTGACTGTAAGTGAGTTTGCGTTAAGCGAGATTGTGCCAGTTGCTGCCTTTTTTGGCTCCTGAAATTAGGTAATAAAAAACCCGCCGAAGCGGGTTGTTTGTTAATTCTTGATTGTTTATTTTCTGGGTATCTAAATTTAACTGATAGTTTTATATCCTTTTTAGGGTTGCCCTTTTGGAACCTCCAGTTATCCATCTGATTTTTTATCCCCCTCACGAAGAACCCTTTAGGTTCTTCATTAATTACGCGGATTTTATCAACATAACCGCTTTCATCAATGTTATAAATTATATCAACATTCCCTGACTTATGAAGCTGACAAGCCCTTTCAGAATAGGTTATTTTATTATCAGCAAAAGCAAAGCTTGACAACAGTGGGAGAATAAAAACAATAATAAATCTCATTATTAATTGCCAGATTTTTTTATATATTAAATGTTATCATTAAAATTTAGATTATTGAATATATTTATCTAATCATAAAGAGAGCAACCTATATAAGCTGGCATATAATTTGTTCCATTAGAAGTAACCAATGTACCGCCAGATGGAACAGAAGCTAACGTTGACTTAATCTTGGTGGTATTACTGGATGAATCGTAAAAGCAGCTTGTTGCATAAGACTCGCCTGCTATACCACCTCCCCCTGACGCCCCACCGGTTCTATATGTCACTTGACCGGTTCTTTCCGGTATGATTGCAACCTTTCCTTGAACACTCTCATTAAGGTAATCAACCTTTCCTGCTGTTCCAGATGCCCCTGTTTTAGTTAACCCTTTCAGAGTGACGGTTTCATTCTTCAGAATACATCTGCCTTTGGCATCCCAGAAAGCAATGCCCCACTTAGGTGGGGTTTGAAATGCCAGCCCGAAACAATAAATTCTGGCATTAAAACTATAAGATGTGTTTGTCGGTAACCCTGAAACTATATACCTCTGACCACTGGATGAATTTATTTCCTGATAAGCATAAGCCTGTTGATTATCCATTCTGATAAAATATATATAAGGAGCCTCACCACCAGCATCGAGGTTAAATGTCGTTGTTGAGTTATTAAAAGTAACATCTCTCTTGTAAAATAATGAAATTGGCAAAGTATCTTGAATATAGAATGGATTCCCATTCGGGAATAAAAGCCTTGCGCTGTAACTCATAAATTCACCGCATATACAACTATAAGGCCTGCAGCAATAGGGTATGTATTTGCCCCACTACCGCTACTAGATGAAGATAAAGTCACGGTCTCGCCTGATATTGTTATCGTCCGCCAAGATGATCCATCATCACTACCGAATGGTATAAATATAAAGCTTGCCCCCATACCACTAGGTAAAGCGTAGCTAAATGAACCTGAAGCCTGTCCCTTGGAAATTTGCGAGTAACCCAGAATGAAGGTTGGTAAAATCCCAGTATTGTTTTTTGTTTCCTGAGCCATCCCAAGCCATTACACCCCAATCAGCCATTAGAAGACCCCTGTTAAATTTCCTATTTGCACCTGCAGAACCCCATTTGCATCCTTTATGCTTATGGTAGTATTTGTCTGTTTCATAGCCCCGTTACTGTCAGAACCGTAGTTCTCCAGTGTTCCAGCTTTATTGAATCTCCAACCTGATACATTCGCCACGTAGTTATTCGACTGAATATAATCGCCTATCTTTGCCGATGTGATCGTGCCGTCAGCAATGAATGCCTGATTGATAAAGACTTGGCCGTTTTGAATCGCGAAGGGTGAGTAGGTTTGCCCCCCTGCTTGGCTCATCATCGCAAACCTGTCCGCGAGGAATAACACTTGAGAGCTAACACCGCCGTCACCTGCAACTTGAACGCCGATTGACATACCCGCTGAATAGTAAGTGCCTTTATAGGTCACGCCAGCATTGACGCTAAACACCGCTGAACCTGTACCATCGGTTGAGAATTGCTCCGTGGCCTTTTCAGATATTGCCGCAGCATTTTCGCCAACAGTTACCTGTATCTGGTCAAACTTCTGAGCATAAGCATGGTCGTTATCGGCGATAGTGGTTTTCACCGAGATAATGTCAGCGCGGTTCTGTCCATTCACCACCATTTGATGATCGACAATCGCATTGTTATCTAGCGCGTTCTGCAGAATACCTTCAATGCTCGTGTCAATCTTGGCAGTTAACTGTTTGCCCGCCTCGCTTTGTAAAGCTTGATTAGTAATATCACCGAGGATTTCAGAGGCATCGATACTCGATTGACCTTCAACGAATGTCGTCCAATCTCCTTTATTGCCGATTTTGTCGATTATCCTTGCCCGGTACCAGCGGCGCACGCCTGCGGGCATAGGCCCATGCTGATAATTACTCCCTGGATAAGGAACCAGCGTGAGAAGTTGAGGATTTTGCCCGTCAGCAGTCGTCGCAACCTATAACTCTGTGTAGGCGGTATCACCGGACCCATCAGGAAACGCCCATGTTAGGTTAATATTCAACACTACATCATCGGTGGCGAGTAGGTTAACAGGTGTGCCGGGCTTGCCGACTTTACCGGATAGCGCGACACCCTGAGCGTACCCCCATGGCGAGGACACGTCGGCGGCGTTGATTGCCCTGACACGGACATCATAAACGCCAGCATAGATACCTTGCACTGAGAAACCCTGCGCGCTGGTCAAGCCAACATTCACCCAGTCGCCATTATCTTTGCGCCACTGTGCGGTGTAGTTTATTGCCCCATCTACCTTATCCCATGACGCTTGCAGTGTGGCCACCGTGACACCTTGGGCGATATGGTCCGTTTCAGTGACCACGATATTCTGTGGTGCGCTCATCACGCTGGTCGGTGTAACGGTGATCGGTGCCGGTTGGATTTTCACCCCGTCGTCAATATAGCGGAATTTGTTCGGGTCATACTGAACAGCGGCAACGGTAAAGGTGCCGTCGTCATTATCGGTAATAGATGTAACCCGAAATTGCTGAGCCGCTAGGTTGTCGCTATCGATAATCCATACCGCCCCGGGAACAGGGTCAGTTTTATAGGCGGTGTTGACGGTGAGTGTTCTCTTATCTGCCGCGATGCTGGCAATGGTGCGAGTCTGCGAGGTGCCGTCAGGTAAGTTAAGGATAAGCCGGTCACCGGCCGTAAAATCTACTTCTCTATCGAGTGTGATGGCAAGGCCATTAGCCGCTGAAATTCGCCCGCCGTTTTGCTTGCCGGCCCGATACGGGTCAGCTACGCCGATAATTGAGGTCGGCAACGGGATATGAGCGTCTAAACCAACACTAAATGACACAGTGGCATCTTTCGAGTTGGAGAGGAGCGCCCAACGTCCGCGCCGATGTGCCTCGCTCTGGGATGTACAGCCGATAGCCGTTAAGCTCATTTGCTGCACGCCGTAGCGCTCTACTAAATCGGAGTCGTAGACAGCCTCGATAGTGTCGGAGTAATGGTTGGCTGGGTCAGAATAGCTAACCTGACAGGAAGTATCGCGGTTCTTGTATGAGCCACCTGCATAGTTAAACATGCCATCAATCACGTTACCTGCTGCAAACGTCCATTCCAAATCATCAACCGGCACGTCTGCATTAACGATAACTTGTGAATTGCCCCATAAAGTCATACTCCGGAAAATAGCTGCGAAGTCTTGCATCACAGTAAAGGCTTCTTCCTGTGATTGCACATAAGCATTACAGGTAAAGCGAGGCTCGGTCCCGCCAGCGCCATTTGATACCATATCGTCACAGTAGACCGCGATTTGATACACCCCCCACTTATCAATCATTGAAGCATCGACACGGGTTCCCATGCCGTAAATCTTGTCCAGAATTAGATCGTAGAATACCCACGCAGGGTTATTGCTATAAGCCAGCTTGAAGTTACCGGACCAGCTACCAGAGTAAGTCCGTGTAGCCGGGTCGTAGTTATCCGGTACGCGGATCAATTTTCCCTTCATCTTCACCGTGACTTTCGGTGCGCCGTTGGTAAATTGCTCTGAATTAACCTCGATGAAAAGCAGTGAGGTGTTCGGGTACCGCAATTTGCTGTCAATGACCTCAGCGAAAGAGAAAATCTTAAAAGCATTGACCAATTTGGTATCGGTAGAGTCAGCCGTGATACGCCTAACACGAATCGTTGAAGAGCTTGCGCCACTCAATAAATCAATGCGGTGGTCCCGCTGATACTCTGACGTCGTTTTACCGTCAAACTTACCTTGGACCACAGTTTGATAGCTGCCGCCATCGGTAGAGCGATCAATCGCGTACTCGGTGACGGTGCCGACCATGTCGCCATTATCTTTGTACTGATATTGGGTAGGAACACTGAGTTTAATGCGGATCGCATCCAGTGAGGTATCGGTAAATTGTCGCGTCCATGGATTCGTGGTGGTGATGGTCTGCCCGACTGATAGCTCGTTATCAATCTCTGGCATACCTTGGATGTATTCTTGGTCCTGCGTACCGCGTCTAAACTCCCACTTAACCCCGGTGAAATTATAAGAGCCATCATCGTTAGCCAGCGGCGTATCGTTAAGGTAGATTTGCTGCGCAGTGACCGTGCCCTCTACTTCACCCTCGCAGACGGCCAGCAGCATTTTCAGCTTAGCCTCAGAAAGTAGGTTATCAGCCTGCTCAACAGGAGTATGGGCTTTCGCAGCACCTCCCTTGCGGCCCTGTATCGGGTAATCTTGAATAAATGCCATGTTTCACCCACAAAAAAGGCCACCGAAGTGACCTAGTTAAATTCGTTAAGTTATTGCTGGTCGCTAGAGAATATCCCGGCACTAATCACCGCCCCGCCAACCTCTCGCTCACCGTACAGCACCGACACCGGATAGCCCATTGCCACCGTATTCACCGGAGCGCCAAAGGCATAATTCGGTTTGTTATCAGCTCTGGAAGACGACCCGACGCTCATATTTGGCTGCGGTGTTAGCATCTGGACGACACCGCCGAGCGACATCGATATTCCGATACCGGCTAATGCAGTGGCTGCGGTGCCTGCACCGGCAGCAGTTAAACCAATAGCAGGTATGCCCGCTGCCGGAATTAACAGTGCGGCACCAATAACAGCTGCACCGATAACCACTTGCAGTAACCCGCCACTTTTCGCACCGCGGGGGATGGGCTGGATGGTGTAGGTATTTTCAGAGCGAGTCAGGTCGAAACCTTCTAGTCCAACATTGCTCTTGCCGGAAAAGAAAGCAAATCGAATACCGTCATGATGAGCACTAGCCAGATACTTTTTAAAGCCTTTCACCTGTGAACACATCGCTCGGATCATCTCGTTTAAATCGGCAACGTTGAATTGATGAGTCTTACCGAAGCGCTTAGCCGCCTGGCCTTTAAGGATGAGTGTTTTAAACATCAAGAATATCCTTGTGTCGAACGATGCGCACGGTTCTGTCACGGAAGTATTGACCGTAGGGAACGCGCGTTGAGAGATTGCCGAAGTTGTGATGAAGAATCAGGTTATCGCCAAGGTAAATGGCGGCATGGTTGGTCACTGGTGCGCCGATTTGCATCATTATCATGTCGCCGGGCTGCGGGTTCTGGACCTCGATAAATCCCTCTGCCCGCCAGTTATCCTCGTAGCGATTTTCTTTGCCACCTGTCCACCATTCATAAGGAACCGACCAGTTACGCAGTTCAATCCCATATTCTCGCTTGTGATAGTCCATAATCAGCGACCAGCAATCAGCGTGACCAAGCACCCAAGGTCGCCCAACGTAATCGCGGTCGACTCTCGGTGAGAATGTGCAGAAATCCCCATCAGGCCATGACATGATGCCCCACTCAAGCCCAGAGTAATCGCACTGGATCCTATCCATTTCTGAGGGGATAAGCACCGGCACATCCGGGTGAGAATGGACAATCATAATCACCTCGCCCTCTTGTTCGGCTGACCGGTAATCACACTCACGCATCACAAAAGTATTTAACGGGTCGTCGGAATCATTGTGGCAAGGGATATAGGTTTGCTTATTACCCTTCTGGATAATCACGCCGCAGGCTTCTTTCGGGTATTCAGCGATAACGTGCTGGCGTATTGCCTCGAACAATTTCTCACGCATAATTATTTCCCCTGTAAGTTGGCACCCGGGAAGCCACCAAAGGGTAACGGGTTATTTTCCCCATGCCTCAATTTGCAGCTATCAAGAAGCCCAGGACACACGTCTTTCGATGGGTCATCGGTTGGCACGTCATCCTTGGTGAAGTAATTACTCCCCGCATAATCACATCCTGTTCCTGAGCGATACCAGCCACGCATACACCAGGTACAAACGGGGGTCATTTGGCGAGTTGGCAATTGCAGGGATTGCAGGTTAAATGGTGAACATAACTCGAAATCTACTTGGGTGCGGGTTTCCGAGGTTTTCGCGTTGACGTAGAAAAGCCGCTCGCGCTCTTCATTCGGGTTAGCGTCTGGATTGCCCTGCTTCCAGTTGGCTGCGTCGAGGTATCTTTTAAAAGTGTAATGAACTTTCACCTTAGCCTTCACCATGTCATCGTATTGCAGACAAAGCGCCGTGACGTAGTTCATCACGTTTCCGACCGACAAGATAGGTGTGGGCTGTGAGCCTTCACTCGATACATCTACACCTTCTAACTTATAAGGGTGCGGGTCATATTCATTACCCTGCCAGATAATCGACGGAAGTTTTTCGGCTGCGAATGACTGCCAGCCCTCTTCAGAAATGTTGTAGGCATGGAATCGAAGCACCTTATCCATACCGAACTCGGTGCCGTCCACTTCAATGAACTGAACAAGTGACCCGGGTTCTAATTGTTGTAAGTCTGCTGTGAATGACATATTTCACCCATAAAAAAACCGCCCGGAGGCGGCATCTAAGATAATTTCAAAATTAATTGATATAGATCAAAATTATATTAATAAGAAAATATTATGTTTATCTACCAAAATTGATTACATGCAAAAAATGACTACTACTCTATCTCCTATTTCCTGCAGTAAATGTAATGGTTTTAGATTCAACACTAATGGACAAGTTATTACGGAAGCGTATTTTTTAGCCAACTTACCAAGTTGCCATCAGTGTGGTTATAAAATGACAAGAGAGCAAATAACTCAGAAATTTAAGGAAGTCAGAAATAGAGCCCATCGGGTAAAGTATCAATAAAACCTCACTAAGGCGTAAAGGCCTGTTCAAATGTGAATGATAGTTCTACATACTGCCCAGTAACGAAATTAGGCGTAATGGAATCAGCTTTAACTCGATAGATATTGGTTTCGCCCCACGGATTCTTCCAGTAGAAGGATGCTGCGCAGTGAGAGGTGAGAAAATCCCTCACCTTTTGCATATCTGCCAGCGGCCGTTTACTCGTTAGATTCTACGTTTCGGCGACTGAGTTAATGCCAATGCCGCTCACCTGTTTGTAACCATCGTCGAACTGTGCCGAATTAACCTTTACCGGCACCGTTCCTGTCGCGCCTATTTGGACGCAATAACTGAATGTATCCATTACCGCCCCTTAATGACTCGCCAGTGTGGAGTTCCCTGCCTATTGGCTTGGTCGTTGATTGTGTTAATTACTGTGGCCTGTATTTGCTTACCAATTCCTTGACTGTCGGTAGCTGAACCGCCTGATGCTTTGCCGCTGCTATCGACATTAACCACAATACCACCGAGATTAATATCACCACCGGTTGAGGATTGAGCACCTATTGCCCTTACACCAAGGGAGCCATTCTTACCACGAGTTAAGGGCATGATTGCCCGGCCCCGCTTCGCCAAAAACGCCAGCGCCTTTAGCAAAGGCAAATAACTTTGGTGAGGTGTAAACCTGATTACTGTAAGAGCTGAGGGATGGCGAATCGTAAACGCCACCCTTGGCGTTGAGCTTAATATTGCTTGCTGCATTGGTAAGGGCTGTTCCTACATTGCCAGCTACGGCCGTTGATGGAGAACCGAATAGACCACTAACCCCACCTATAACACTACTGGCAAGGCCAGATATAGCCATCCTTGCGGCGATTCGTGCAATATCGCTGATTACAGAATTAGCGAAGCCTTTGAACGATAGCTTTCCAGACGTTGAGAAGGAAACGATAGCATCCTCCATGCTTGAGAAGGCATCGCTAAAAAGAGTCTGAGTCATGCCCGATGCATTAGACGCACTGTCTGCGTATTCTTGCCACGCTTTCTCTGCGCCGTTTGACCATGAGCCACGATAGCTGTCATGCGCTGAGTATGGGAATCATAATCCGCCAGCATTTTGTCATTCGCTGACTGCTGCATAGCAATCTCTTGGTCTATGGTCTGCCGGTCAATCTTAGTAGTTGCCGAGGTCCTTTGTTGGCGCAACTGGATTATCTTGTCGTTCAACTGCTGCTCAAGCGTAATTCTTTGCGTTAGAATACCTTGCTGATATGCGCTACGAGCACCTGATGCCGCTGATTCGTCGTTAGAATATTGGGAGTTTCGGCTGCTAATATCGCGATTTAGGTTACTTTGATAACCTGATAACGCCGCAGTTTGCTTAACTAACTGCTGTTGCCTTTCTAGCGCTGCATTTTGCTGGTATAGCGCTATAATTTTGTCCTGATTAGCTAGTAGCGATTTCTGGTCGGCGGTCAGTGTAGACTTGCCCTTAATGTCAGATAATTGTTGCTCCCATTTCACTAATGCTTGCTGGGCAGTGGATAACATGTCAGTCGTGTCAACTTGAGCCGAAAGAGCCGCGTGTTGCTGGTTACGCTGGTCAATTAACCTTGTTCCAGCATCTTCTGAGTACGCTTTACCTTGCCGCTCTTTGGGCTGAGCAGGGTCTTTGTACATCTGGTTAATCTGAGCAACGTTATGTGTATATTGCTGGGCAGTTATGGCCCCTGCTTTTAGGAAGTCACTCTGCTGAGATATGGCTTTATTACGTTTCTCTGCATTCGTCAGGTATTGCTGGTTAACCCTGTCTGCTTCTTGCTGAGTTTTGATGCTTTTTTGTTGGGCTTGGTTTCCTGCTGATATAGCGCCGTTCAGGTCATTTTGAGCATTAACCGCTGCTTGAAGAATGTTTACTTCGGTAGCGGCTTTCGATGTGGTGCCAGTTACATTACCCCAAATATCACGCGTATAACCCTCAGATGCGTTAGTAATACTGCTTTGTGCGGCACTGAGCCTATCTTATAAAGTTTCAGTTCTACCAACATTAAGCATGTTATCCCATGCTTTTTTTGCTGCTCCGACTAATGAGTTCCAAGCTGACTCTAAGTAACCTAAACTCTCCTTGATGTCATTGCTTCTGCTATTCATCGCGTTAGCGTATGTGTCTATAGCTATACGCGCCGCATCCTGCTGATTACCTTCATCAGCCAGTGATTTAATTTGGTTGTAAGTGGCAAGGGTAAGGAAGTGATGTTGGTCATTTAGCTTGCTAATTGCTTGGACTGGGTCTTCAGCAATTGACTCGAAGTCAGACACCATCTGAGTGGTTGCCAGCCCCGTAACACTGCTCATATTAACGATAGAGCCAGCGACTTTTTCCAGTGAATCACCCGTGATATTTCCCGCTGATACTAATTGATTGAGAACTTCATCCGCAGCGCCTTGAGTTGAACCAGTCGCAAGACTAACGTTCCTAGCGATGTCAGATAGCTGGCCTGCTGTTTTGCCGACTTGATTGCCAGTTAGGATGAGGCTTTGTTGAAAAGCTTCCTGCTCTTGCTGGCCTTGGTAATAGGCAAGTTCTAATCCAGCAAGTGCCGCAGCGCCAAGCGTGAAAGGGTTAACCAATCCCATAACATAGCCGCCAACACCTTTAATCGCTGGCCCGATGCCGCTTGCTTGGATGATTGCCCTGTTTTTAGTAACTGGTCGGACATACCTGTTAAGTGATCTCTAGCAGCGTCTATTTTTTTACTGTAGAGGTCGAAGTCATCATCATCTAAGAAGCCATTAGATTTGAATCTTGCGAGTTGCTGCTGTTGCTGGTCTAACTTATTGAGCGCGGCATTCACTGGGTCGATACGGGCAAGTAATTGATGTAAAGCCTCGGATTCTTCCTGTGTAGCTTTTGTTACCTTCCCAGCACCATCAGCTGCCTTTTGCCCGGCTTGAGTCAATTTAGCCAGCGAGCTTGCCGGTGTTTCAGTATTATTCTGCGCACCGGAGCTATCGATAATTACCGCTAGGCGTGAGGTTTGTTCTGCCATTTACTTTTCTCCGGGCATAAAAAAAACCCGCCGCAGCGAGGTCTTATAGTAAGTATTCATTATCCACATCTTTCTTGATAGCTCTTCAGGCTATCTACCCTTTCCTGTAGTGACCCATTATCGCTCACTATTCCTGCATCAGATTCCCCATGTGATATTCCTAGCATGGGTATTAAGAACCTAGTATCGGCACTAATATGAATATAAAAACGAGAGAATCCAACATATGCACCGAAAGCATTTTTTGCATTTACCTCACCAGAAACATAGCCTGACTTGGATAAGCCACTGGTTTTAATATTAAGAACCTCAACATTTCTAAACTCCACACTATCAGGGTCTTTCAGATCGCTAGCTATTGCTCTCGTACCGCGATCTTCGAGTTGTGAGTTTGTAGGGTTACAGCCAGACAAGGCCAATACGCAAGGCAGCATTAACATGCTAAATTTTCTCACATCCCTATCCCCATTATTAAAGTTAAGAGCAATCCTAATTTTAATTAAGTGCAAAGGGAAGCAAGAAGCTATGATGAGCGGGCACAAAAAAGCCACCCGTAGGTGGCTTATCGGCAACATGATTCATTACTAAGGGGCTATAGAGTCTGCATCCACTTCTTGACATTCAATCTCATTACCCATTGGCACATCATCCTTTTCGGTTTGCTCCTTGGTTAACTTAGTTAGGGTGATGTCATCCTTAGCTGACCATAGTTGCCAACCATCGCCAAGATACCTAGCCCCGCTCGCGGAGACTACTGACTTAAGGAGGAATAACTCCCCATCATATTGCATCACTGCGTGGTCAGTATCAGGAAAGGATGCTTTCATATCCTTACCATTGCAAGTGTAGTTAAATGTCTCTGCTGCTAGGGTGGTGGCAGGTAAAGATAAAGCTAGAATGCACGGCAATAGTCTAGATAATTTAATCATAGTATTTAATCGGTTGGTTCGATATTTGTGAATATTACCATGATGAGCTGATTAATTAACCGCCTTCATCCTTTTCTCTTTCTTCATTACCCTTCATCACATCTTCTCGATAGACATCATCGAGTGCAAATATAGCCCGTTCGAATAGCTCTCGATTGATTTGAAGGGGTCTGCTGCGGAGATATGTGTCGACGTCACTCAGCGACAGCGGAAGTGGTGACGCTGCCATGCCAGCATATTGCCTGCCGCGACTAATTACCGAGTAGGCTGACAGGATAAGGCCGGTTAACTCGTCAATCTCTGGCTCATCGGCTGGCGTGAATCCTAGCCTCTCCTCCCGCCACCTATTGCGCTCACCTTCTGGACCAGAGTACCTGCTAAGCCACTTCTGCGCGGCTAAGGCTTTCCCACTGCATCTTCTTGCTGCTCTTTGACGCCTTGAGCGATGGCAGAACCGGCCTTCAGGATTGACCAGTATAGTTCTGGCTTTTGTTTAAGTAGGACTAGCCCACTCTCAGGAGAGTATTCAATGGCTACTTCTTTGCCATCCACAACCTCACCAACGCCACGCCAATCTAACAGTAAGTATTTTGAGCAGGTATCAAGTAGCAAGTCGTCGAGTGAATCCACATCACCAATAGTCGACAGGTCGAATTCCTTGGTGCCAACATTCAGCGCAGCATCCAATCTGTCGATATGGCGGCGGACGATGGCCTGACGTGACTTGTAATCGTGAGACTCAACACTCCCGACCTTTAATTTTAGGCCTTTAATTGGCTCAATCCAGCGGGTTTCATCTGCGTCTAAACGTTTATTGATAAATAACATGATGCCTCTGCATAAAAAGGCCCGAAACGCTATGCAGCGCGAAACGGGCAAAGTGTTCTAAGTTATTCGCCTGATGGCGCTGGAGTCGGAGTTGATGCAGCCTTGCGGGTGATAGTTGACGGCGTATCTGAGCCAGTGATATTCAACTGAACCTGAATGATGCCCGTATTACCACCGTCAGGCCAATCACCGTCAACCTGAACCGATGGGAAGTTGAAGGTATATGAGCCTTCTGCATTCTCGAGGGTGAAGCTGAAAGGCATGGCCTCTCCGGTCAGTGTTTTCTTCCATGCTTCATAAGCGCTTTTCGACCATGACAGAGTAATCTGTCCGGATGGCGTGAAGGTGGTCGGGATATTTGCGCCAGCGAAACCTGAGCCAGAGCCGATACAACGCTGCGTCTGCATGTTGTTATCAAACTGGATGTTGAAGGTATCGACACAGAAACCATCACCACCCGTCACACCATTTAGGCTAATAGCAGTAACGTTTTTGAATGAGTATCGAATTTTGCCGTCAATATCTGTAGGCGTGCCAAAGTAACTCGTTCCGTCACTCTTATCCTGCCATCCAAGGCCCGCAAAGGTGACCGTGGTTTGCACATCACCATCGTTAGGAATTTGGATTTGTAAGTTAGAAACCTGACAACCGGTAGCGATTAATGCTACGCCAATATCAGAGGCAAAATTACCTTTTAGTGATGAACCCTGTCGCACAGGAAGACGGCCCCCAGAAAGCTCCGACAGCTAGCCGGTTCCTCAAGGTGCATCCTGAAAAGGTTCTGGGATTTAAGCGCGTGCGGTGCGCCAATAAAAAAGCCCACCGGTTAAAGTGGGCTTGTTCAAAGCGCGAATAAGAGAAGTTATTATGTTCTCCTAGTCGGGGGACTTTCTAGATACTCATTGGTTAATTATTAACCTGAAGACGCCTCGCAATTGTCGTAATGCTTCACAGCATGACTAAATCACTTGTCAGTTATGACCATCGAAGATGTGGATCACCTCTTTAGGGTAATAACCACAATCGAGGCCACAATGATGGCCTCTGTTCTGGTTACTGCGTGGCAACTGGCGTTACAGAATTAGCTTTCTGCTCTGCGAGACGCTTTTGCACTTCCGCTTCAATCAGTTTCGATTTCTCTTCTGCTTTAACTTTGAAGTAGTCGCGAATCTTCACCCATCCGCCGGCGACTAGGATGAAGACGATAACGATAGCGTTTGCATAAGTGAGTAGTTCAGTCATTTTACTGTCTCTCTAATTCGATTTGCTGGATGGCTGCCTTATCTTCATTGCAGTTCTCTAGTGCAGTTAAAAGTGATTCATTCCATAGGAGGCTTGATTGCCATGTAAACGGAAGCGTTGGGGTCGGTACGGGGCATTTCCTAGTCAGGCTTTCCGGTATCGGTACTGGCGGAACCTTGACGTATTTGGTCGGCGTGCCTGAGCAACTCACTAGCAGTATTGGAAGGAACAAGCTGAGAAGCGCATTTATCAGTCGAGACCTGCTGAATGATGTATTCAACACGCTGCTTACTCTTGGCATTGTTATCTTCCTGAGATTCATACGCAGCCTTGGCTATCATGTTGAATACCGACATCGAGCGAAGAACGGATGATGTGATTAACTGCTGGCTATTGAGTTGCTCTTTAGCATTGGCGGCAGCATCTGCGTTTGATTTGTATTTAAAGCCAAATATCAGGCCAGAGAATAAGAGCAGTAGAGCTGACGCTGTTACCAAGGTGGCTAAGATAGACTCTCTGCTCATAATCATTACCCGTTAGCTAAATCAATTGCCTTGACGAATGTTGCGAATTCATAAGGCTGACTTCCGTTCTCATGGGTAATGATTGCCTCCAGTAAAGGTATCATCACCCGACTATCAGTAACGTCGATTACCTTATCAGCATCAACACCGACTTGTTTAGCTACGCTATTAACATAAGCCTCGGTATCGTTTTCAACAGGAGGCGCCCAGCGGTTAATGATTTTTCTGACAGTATTTAACCCGTGTTTCTTTTCATAGTTTCGCAGAATGATAATCATCGCGCGTATGCCGTATTCAGGGGCAGTAAACTGACAGAATGATTTATCAGTACGCTGTGATTTAGGAACTAGACCGTCCCAATCATCCCCCCATCGAATATTCCCGGGATTGTTATTGCGAATCCCTCTTGCTCCACTTGTTCTGGTCATTGCTATCTCCTAGTTTGTTTCCAATAAATCGCATGGCAAAGGCTCTAATTGAGTCCACGCCGATAAACCCAACAGCGCCACCAATGCCAACAGATAGCGTCTTGGGTAAGTTCAGATATTCAAAAGCAGAGGCGAAGGTGAGCGTTAAAGCACCACAAAGTAGCCCTTCAAGCAACATCTTTTTCCTCCCGCCGCTGGTGTAAGCGATTCTTAGTGCGGACATTACGACTGCCATAATCACCGCCCCAACAGGTGTGTCTCCTGACCACCAACGGTGCAGGAGCCGTCCCCATTCAGAGACGGTATGAGGGTCATTATTCATTTTCATTTCCACCCCCGAACGGGGATTTACAGTAGGGATTCACCGCCTGTCACTTGATAGTATCTGTGTGGGATAATTGGGATTGACTTGCGGTGAAAGAAAAAAGGCCTCACCGAAGTGGAGCCTTGAAATTTGGGTAAAAAAAAGCCCTTTGGAAAAAGGGCGAAAGCATCGTAAGGAAAGCAATTCAGGATTCGCCCCCGACTCCGTCCAAGGGCTAGATGGTATAGCGGCATTCATGCATGAATGAGAAATAATCCTTAACCTTCAACGCTATAATCTAACCATAGGACAAATCTCAGCAGTTGCAAGATTAATGTTAAAAAAAAAGCCCCACTTATGTGAGGCTTAAATTCTGGTTGGGCGCATGGCAATGCGTTCTTACCATGTCTTTGTAGTCAAGAACACAAAAGCACAGGCAGTCTTTTGTATCCTACCGCCCTAATGCGTGATTAACCGGATGGGTTTGTAGGCGGCGCATAATATTTACAACAATGTAATTGCTGCGTCAATACTCTCAAACACACATTTATCACAACGAAAATCCCTCTGTTTCACAACACGAGCAGTAACCCGTCAGAGGGCTTATCTGTTGCAATAAAAAACCCCGCAGAGGCGAGGTTTACCATCTGACTCTACTTAGGCATTCCTGCATCGAGAAAATCAGAGATATTATTTTTAATAGCTAGGCAGACCTGCTGATAGCTATAGGCAGAGTTATCGTTAGGAATAATATATGAAGCCTGATGCCGATCCCCAACCAATACAAAAACTCGGCCTGATTCTTTATAAATAGTTAAGCGAACTGTAGCAAATACTTTTCTCAATTCACTTACAGTGAGGTCAGTTAGTATATTGAATGTTAATCGGTAATCTTCATCAAGATGGGATTCACTCAGCTTCACAAACTCAGCCTTGCCATCTATAAAGTCGCCTATAAATGCAATCTTCGCCTTGTTTTCACCACTATAAACAAGTGACTCACGGTATTCCTCGAGAAGCTTTTGCGCCCCTTCGATTAAATCAGCCGCCCTTTCCGAATACTTCCTATCTAGCAGTTTTTGTTTTTCAACGAGATCGTCATAAGTAATGTGCATTACTTTCTCCATAATTGACCAGTCACGGAGCAGCATAATTCATTACCTCATAAGTTTTATATACAAAAAAAGCCGCCTTGTGAACTTAAGATTCACCAAAGACAGCTTACCTAGTTATTGTTGCTCACTTGATCATTCTTGTCAACACGTTCTAAGCAATTTTTCGCACTTTAGCTACACTTTTTCGATTATTAATTGCATTTAGCAGCGGAAAGTAAATTACATACCGACTGGCATCCAGTATCTCCCTCACCTCTCGACGGCAAGTAGACATAGATGGGCGCTTTAATTTATTACCTCCTCGTGTTGGAATCTTGCGTGGCTTTGCAGTCTTGTAGCTGTAGGATGCTATTCCGTGTTCGGTTGAGCCGTGAGCGTAGTAGCTCAGAAGTATTCCAAATGCTTTGGGGTCAATTTTGAGAACGGAATCTACGACCTGAGAAATCAACATTCCGTCATCATCATTGCACATAGGCCTTGTCGGGTAACCGCTTGGCTCTCCGCTTTCCATCCACTGAGCTATCATGCTGCTCATGCGCTTTTCTAATCGCCCTGAATAAACCCATGCTCCCCATAACTCTAGCCAGTGCTCTAGCCAATCCTGCTGCTCTTTGGTTAATTCACGCGACATCACTTCTTCCTCCGCTTATTGCCGGGTTGGGCTGGATAACTCTGTGGGGTTTTGTAATGGACTGTTGGGGTTATGGGTGAGAAGTGGTTAAGGATTCGTGCAATGAATTCCATGTACCCTCCCTCTGTTTAATTAGCTCTCTGGTTTTCTGCCTGTAATGCGCCGCCAATTGTTCCAGCTCTTCCCGCGTCCATTTTTTTACCGGGTGCGGCCCCATCAACATATCGAATGCCTGCTGCCCTATTTTTCGATAAGGTTCGGCGTGTAGTTTTCGATATTTCCTGATAAGTGCTGATTACAGGGAACGCATTGCTTATGGCAGTTAGTTTCGTCATAGCGAGTCGCTGGCGAGGCTCCACGCGTTCGATAATGCCCTGCGTCGTACTTACCCTCATGATGACGACCACAGCTAATACAGGGCTGCTCTGCGTCCCTTGTGCGGATGTATGTATTGAATGCTGCTTGGGCTTTGCTGTGGAAATAACTGAGGGGTTTTACTTCAAGCTTTCGTATCTTGTGGTGACGGCGTTCTTTCTGGACCTCTTTCTTGCGTTTCGATTCTGCTTCCTGTCGTTCTTTGAGCCGTTTCTTCTCCCTTGCTGCTATCCCAACTACTACCCCGCATTCCGGTGTGCACCACCATTCATTCTGAAATCGAGGGGGAAACCATTCTCTGCAATCAGGGTTCTTGCATCGGCGTCTCGGCTTTCGCATCACTCCCTCCTAAATCGTAATAGTTCGGGTCCTTAGCCAGAATTACTGCATCATCCAGCGAGCGGCGTGTCTCAATCATCAATCGACCACGCACAACGATGTGATGAATGCAGTCTTTATCGTCTTCCAGTCGCCTGACTGTGTGGCGGTGAACGTTTAGCAGCCTAGCGACCTCGGAATAGTTATATTTATTCTGATTAAGCATTACGGGTATTGATGTGATGTGTTCACTCATTCTTCCTGCTTCCTCTGTAGTCACCGTAAATCAGTTTCAGTTAGTGCGAGGTAAGTATGGAAACATTAATCGGCGTTCTGATGATAGCTATTCCTGTGTTGATTATGGCCTTCTTCATCGTTAAGGATGAGATTAAGTCTGCGAAAGATAGCAAGGAGCTACGTAAGACTCAGGATGAGTTAGCGATAATTAAGGCGCAAAGGCTTAGAGGTAAATTTGATAAGGCCGATGCCACTTTTAAATAG